GGTAGTAGTACTGGCCGACAGCACCCATGTACTTCCAATGTTCATTGGACCACGTATGGCCACCATCGTCTGACCAGCGCAACATCACGTTGGGTTCTGGGTTGTATGAGGTTGCGGCTTCATCAATTAAGAAATCACCTGCTTCAGTCAGCAGGTTGTTGTATTCCTCGGTCACCAAAAATACATTTTCAGTAATTGGGTCCAGATACGCGCCAGTTTGGGCATCCAATTGCAGGCTGTGATGTGCCGTGCGGTTTAGGGTATTGGTGCCTGTAGGCAACGCACGCCAAGACCGCAACCATTTTTGAATGCTGCCATCGTCCGTATATTTGTCTAAGTCAAACTCATAAACGCGCCCGTCTTGATAGTCACCCACTACAATGGTGCTATTAAAAAGCATTTGGCAGTTGGAACGATGCCGTGTAAATTGGCCGTCAACAAAGCCTGCACGCTCATGCCAGGCTTGTGTGGCTACATCGTAGACCCAAGTGGCATTGGCAGTTGGAAAGATCAAGACGTAAAAGCTGTGGCCTTCTTGCTGGTACGTGTACGCAAAAGCATCCGAGATGTCGGTGTACTGGGCAATTGCGTATTCAATGGCATGAGTAGAAACCCGCACGCCGTTGTAACCGTTAGACCGGTACACAATACCTTGGCCACGGGCGTCTTGTCCAAGCCAGAACAATCCGTTGTCCAGCTTGGCAACCGAGTATGTGGCAGCGCATCCAATCTCATTAAACGCGCCTTGGATTCGCGCCAAGGGAAAACCTGCAAGACCAGCGTCATACCAGACTTCTACCGATTGTGTGCCAAATAACCACACTTCGCGGTGATCAACAATTAGCGACACAATGTTGTCGGGGTTGCCTTCAGCGCTGGCAAAATTTAGCGCATCAATGTTTGTACCGTCATAAATCTCAGTTGTCCACAACAATTGACTGTTGGGCTGACTAAACACAAAGTAGCCATCAAGAAAACCCACGCTAACAGCGCCAGGGAAATCGGGGTCGGTGATGGGCGCAAGAACAAGGGTATTGTTGTTGTAAATGTAACTAGGGCCATTGCAAGCAATAAACAATTGCGTACCGTTGTCAACCATGCTAACGGGACCGGTGCCAGAAACAGTGCCAAGAAGTTGCGAAGTCCAGTCGGTATTTAATTTATACAGTTGAATTCCGCTGACAACGTAACCCAACCCACCGTAAGACCACAACCCACGAATGGGGCCGGTGCCTACAGTAGCAAGAACTTTGAGGCCAGGGGCACGTTGCAAGAATGCAGCTTCCTTGCCCCCCTCGGGCACGATCTCGGGGAACAGGTTGACCATGCGGTTGTCTGCCGCATTGACCGAACGAGCCACATAAGACGATCCAAGTATAGGGGACTTCATAGGGAATCCTGATAGACCCACTGTGGGCTGTCGTCAATCCAAATGTCGGCGTTGATTACAACCGATTTTGCTTTTCGGCTAGTGTAAACAACTTCAATTGGAGCATTGACAATTGTTTCAACTGGTGTACGCATCGTGACAATTTTTACTGTGTGCCCACGATTTTGCGCTGACTGAATAAAATCATTCCACAACGCCGGATCGGCGGTGTAGGTTTTGTCGTAATCAAGCGCAATTAACATCAGTAGTTACCGGCGTAGATGTTAAAGCGCTGGCGAGTGGCCACAATGGCGTAAGGCATCGACATCACATCGTCAGGGTTGTTGATGCGCTTAAGGTCACGTTTGCTGGTCATAGCAATGCGCTGCACTTGGGGACTTGGTTCAACACCAAACTCAGGCGCAATCTCCATTGCCAACGAATACGTGAACGCACGCAGGTAGCCTGGTGGGAACGCTAGTACCGTGTTTAACGTAGCAGGCTGGGTTAATTCTTCAACACTGATGAAGTGCCACTCCAAGTCCCGCGTGGGCTTGGGGTAAATGTACATATCAACGTCTGGATATGTCATGTTGATAAACAACACTTGAGGGTAAGTAGATGTTACTGTCTTTACAGCAATACCATCGTACTGCTGTTGGTTAATCATTTTTATGCCAAAACTGACATTAGTGCCTGGGTCGCGGTAGTAAGTTGCGTCATCCAGCAAAATAGGCCGGTTGCCTACAAAATTGCCTGTTGGGCCAAGAGTGCGGTTGATAAAACCAGCAGGCCACGTAAAGACTTGATCTTGGGTGCTAAACACTGACAGACGTTCAGTGTTCCAACTGTCAATCATCTGGTTTAAAGCAACAAGGCAATCGTTGGATGTTTCAGGAGAAGGCAATTCGCCTTCGGCCAGCATACCGATCAAGCGCAAGGCTCGGTTAATTTGATCACCGGCGGTGTACGTGGCCATGCTTAGACTCCTTCAGTTTCACCTTTTCGGGTGTATTTGCGCTTCACAACTAACGTGTTGGCCGCTTCTTCAGAGTCTGAAGGCGTGTCTGGATTGTAGCGCATCCAGCCATTTTTTTCATCGAATTCGGCTTCAAGGTCCATTGTGGCCACTTTGCGACCGTGAACAGGATGAGAAAGATAAATAACCATGATTTAAGAACGGGGCCGAAGCCCCGTTTGATTAGCTTGCGCCGTGGATGATGGAAAAGTTAATGATGACAGCTTCGGAGTACGAAGTTGCAGCAGTCAAGTTTCGCAACGTAATCAATGCAGAACCAGCAGCCAAATACGAAACGTAAGTGGTGTAAGCCCCAGCAGCGCTACCAGTAGTGTTACTGGAAACGCACACAATAATTGTGTCATTGATGGAAATTGAACTATTGGTCAAAACAAACGACACGGCAGTGGCTCCGGCCAACGCTGCGTTGTTCATTGTAATGCGGCCAGCACTGGTATTCAGCGTCACCCCTGTGGCTTTGCTGGTGGCTTGCGTTACCGCACCTTGGGCTGCTGCACTGTAGCCAATTTCTTGGCTTGCGTAGCAGGTAGTAAATTCGGGATCGCTATACGAAACACCGACTGCTTGTGTATTTGATGGCATGATTGTTCCTTAAAGAATGGGGCCGAAGCCCCATCCAAGTTTAGGCTACGCGGTACACAGTGTAAGCAGCATCGCCGGTTTTGCGGAACAAGAATTGTCCCGCGCCACCAACACCGGCTGCACTGCCAGTAATAGCAACAACCAAGTTACCAACCGCAGTAATGCCAGTACCAACAGCCATTGTAATCAGGCCGGTTGAAGTGCCCAAGTTAATAACTGTCAGTTCAAACGTGCTGTTGACTTTTGAGTTGGTAAACACAGCGTCAATTGCAGTAGCAGTTGGCAGTGTGTAAGTTGCCGCCGTAGTAGACGGATTGCCTACCAAGATGCCACCAGTAGTTTGTGCAACGGTCAAAGTGGCCGTAGCAGTTGCGGTATTAGGCGCTGCTTGCACGCCCATAATGATTTCATTGGTGTTGCCATCAGTAAACTGATACCCACCGCCAGAATTAGGTAAAGCCATGATATTTTTCCTTTAAAAAAGAATTGATTAACCCCAAAGACGGCAAGCCATCTGTGGACGAATGGTGCTAAAGCCATACAGCACGTCAATACGGCAAGGCATACGGTCGTTGTTGATGTCGTACTGACGAACAACGCGCAAGCTGATACCGTTATGAACCGCACGTGCGGCCATGTCAACACCTTGTGGGAGCAAGAGGTCAGCAGTAGCAAACGTGATAGCGTCCTTGTGGTAAACCAAGTTCTGTGCGTAGGCAGTAGACGCAGTGCCCAAGAAGGTCACAACAGCGCTAGATACTGGCAAAGCGGTCATGGTAGCCAGTGCGTGAGCAGCGGAGTACATGGGAGCCACAGTTACAGTCCAAGTGCCGGCCACAGCGGTTGCGTCAGCCAAAGCCACAAACTGGAACAACGAACCAGTGGTTTCACGGGTCTGTGGGTTCACAGCAAAGCAAGCTGCAATAGTAAACACATCACCGGCTTTGAGGGTAGTAGTTACAGAACCTTGAGCCAAGGTTACAGTAGAAGAACCTTCAGAAGTCACTGTAGCGCCAACTGTGGTAGACGCAGTAGCATCACGCGAACCAGTGGTGAATTGCTTGATCGACTGAGACATGTTGATCTCGTCATAACCCAACACGCCAGTGCCCATCATGCCGTTTTTAAACTGCTTGCTGATGGTGTCGGTGGGGTTGAACAAACCTTTCATGCCTTCAACCAGACCAGCGTTAGCGGCAGGGTTGACGGTGGCGTAACGTGGGTTCATCACAGCGGCGTTTTCGTTCAGCTTCTGCTGGGCTTGCAACAAGACCAAAGAAGTTGAAGGTGTAGAGCCAGGAGTGCCAACCGAGTTGCCGATAGTCTTGAAGCAGTTAGCAACGTCAGCATCAATGCTGGAGGCCAACTGGCTGATACGAGGCTTCAACACACGTTCTGCAAAGTCGTCCAATTGCATGGTCAATTCAGCAGATGTGAAGTTGACACCGATGTGCTTTTGGGTGGAGACAGTCAGGGTGGTGAACTGTTCGTTGTCGTCCTGAACTTGCAGGGCGGCACCGTCAGTGACCAGAGCGCGGTCAGGTAAACGGATACGCAGTGTGGAACCGATTTTCGCGCCTTCAACAGCGAAAGAATCGTCATACTGGCGGTTCACGTTGCGGGTGATCACAAGATTGTTCTCGAGGATTTCGAGAGCCTTCCGTGTGATCATGTCAATGGTTAAGATAGAATTGGACACGTTAGTATTCCTTTAAAAGTCAAAGTTAGCGGTTCTGTGCTTCCCACTTCTTCCGCTGTCGCAACCTTTCGGCTTCAATCCACTGCGAGGCCGTCATGGTCTTGATAGACCGTGGGTCCGTAGTGTCATGTGCCGGTGATCCAGAGGATCGGGCGGTAACTGGCGAAATCGGCGCTGGCGCAGATGTTGTTTTCTTCATCGGAGGTTCAGCGGCCAATTTGGCTTCGATCCGTCCGATTTCCTTCGCCTGGCTCAAGGGCGTCATGCGTGAGATGCGATCTGCTTCTTTTGGATTTGACCCGAGGTAGTACGCTAACTCAGGTCCAATGTCCGAAGACTGGATCGTTTCTGCCATCACGTTAGTGATTGGAAGTTTGGGGTTGTACGCGACTTGTTCAAAGTCATCGTATTTGCTCCGCGCTTCTTCTTCAAGATCGTGATAACTCTCAAGAACTTGCGAATGCTGCTTGGCGGCTTCACGCTTGGCGATCAGTTCTTCGGCTTTCTGGAGGGCCAGTGCGTCTGCATAGGCTTCAGTTGACTCAAACTGGTCAGCGGTGGCTGTCGGGGCTGCTCTCAGCGTCTGTTGTTCAGACTGGCGCTGTGCTTGTTCTCTTTCCCACTTCCTCTGCTCTCTTGCAAGGCGTTTGCCGATGGCAGCGTCAAGTTCCTCTTGCGAGAATGTCTTGCTTGGCTGTTGTTCAGCTACTTCCGGCGTACTTTCAGCAACTTCAGGTGTGGCCGTCACATCCGTGGTTGGCGCGGAGTCTACTTCCGCTAGGGCTTGGACTTCTTCAGTCATTTGTGTACTCGTTAGAGTCTCGGTCTACTGGGCCGATACAGTTTGTGGCATTCTATGCCATATTTTGTTGTGGCTCAACATAGTCAGGGTCGTGAGGCCAAGTAATGCTACCCATCACAGCTTCAAGGGCTGGCATATCAGCCGCCGCCATGACCGCCGTAACAGAATCAGCCGCTGTGACACGGATGGACTGTCGCCAAGTATTCCACGCTGGATCAATCGGTGTGCTTGTCTCAGTGGCCTTGACCACCATCCAGTCTGATGGAAAAAGGATTGAATAAGCAGTGCCGTTGATCTGTGACTTGCAGTTGGCCTTGGTTTGATTCAAGTCCTTGGGGGTGCTGGTGTAAGTGACTACAACCTGCCCGTCAACCAAGGCTGGCGCATTTTGGGTAACCCAGTAATAGATGTCTGACGGTGCTTGACCGTAGATCACATCGACCATACCGATGGCAGTCTTTTCTTCAGGGGTACTGAGATTGCACCAGTTGGCGGGGTACTGCACATCATCAAGTGTAAATGCTGTGCCCTCTGGTACGAGTTGGACGATAATGTTGTTTTGGACGATTGCAAACATGAGGTTACCTTGCTAAAGAATTTTGAAAGGGCGATTCTGCGAAGGCCATGTAAATGTAAGTACCAGCAGAAGCATTTACTACTGTAGCTGAACGACATTTAAATCCATTAGAAAGACCATCAATGGATGTAGCGGAAGTTTCAGCGCCAGCAGTATCTGCTAATAACGTAGCCGCTTCCACGTTATAGGTATCCCGAGAAGTATCCCAAATATACCAATCAGATGTGCTATCTGTACGTTTTATCATTACCCACCGTGGTCTAAAACCCGTGTACACAAACGGCCCATCTGTAGACCCGTTACCCGTGTAGCTACCAAATGCGCTGAAGCCTTTGATTGGTGTGAAGCAGTAGGCGACATAAGTGCCACCACTTCCGTTAACGCGATTTGATGTGCCAAGAGTTACGACAGTAGACGAAGGGTTTGTATTATTCCAAACAACAATTGAAGTGCCCGGCGCCGCCGCACTATTTAAATCAATATATTTTGTGCCGCCCAATGAAACATGGTAACAAGACCAATCGTCAGCGGCATCTCGGCGCTTTGAAATTACAAAACTTGGCGCAACACCCAACCCGTGCCCAATAGTAGCGCCGCCCGTTGCGTTGCCTGTCCAAGTCACCACACTGCACCCAGAGGTTGTATTGGCGCTTACAGATGATGTGATAGAGCCATTGGTGTTAGATACAGCAGTGCCGCCAGCTTTCCAGCTCCAAGCAACATAAGTTGCGGCTGAAGTGTTGTAGTCGGTGTTTGTGCCCACCGTAAAGCCAGTAGAATCAAATGCAGTCAAGCCTTGAGTATCTGTTGTTTCTGCGGCTGTGGTGTTTGAAACCAAGCCTTTGGTCACGCCACGCACAACGTCAGTTAATTTGTGGGCGGTAGCGGCAGAACGTGACTTGATCCAAACCCAATCAGGTTGGAATGACGCAGAGCCTACAGTATTAGCAACGGCTAAGGACGCACCCGTACCCGTGTACAGCGTAGCCGCCATGTAAGCCGCACCGTTTGGAACTGTGCTTGCTGGCAGGTTGTATGTGTTCAGCGCAACAAAGCCGCTTGGTGGGGTGTAGGTGAATGGGCGTTGACCACCGTTAAAACTTGCTGTTGTTGATGCTGCGGTAGATATATAAACAAAATACGGCCCACTAGTTAAACTAGTTGCCAAACTAGTAAAACTAGAACCGTTTGTTGTGTAATCTAAAGCGCCTGTGCTTGAGTTAAATCTAAAACCATAAGTGAGGCCAGTTGTAACGTTAACAGTTGTTGCAGCAGAAGTTGAATAAACAGACGCAGTTGTTGTGCCGCCTGTAGATGTAATTTCCCAATAAGAAGAAAATTGAGACACATCCATTGTTCCTATGCCAATAGATGACGCAGGATAATCAAGATTACCGTTTGTTGGGGCATTTGTTCTGCCCTGCCATAACGGATTCATTACAGCAAAGTTAGCCGCAGTGCTACTGGTCAGTGTCGGCACATCAGTCATTGAGTCGTATGTCGCACCCGCAGTAATACTGATGTTGTTGGTTACCCAGTAATTAGCATTGCCTGAGAAGTCTTTGCCTAAACCTGCATTGGATGCGGTAGTCAGCGCAGAGTTGTCTGTGAAGGGCAAGTAGAACCCGTTTGTGCCGTATGTGCCTGTGTATTTGGCTGGTTGCCATACGCCAGTAGTAGCATTGGTTGAGCCGAATGATGATGGGGTTAGGGCTTGACCATCAACAAAATTGATTTCTGCCATGTAGCCGTTATTGTATTGACCAGCAACTGCTTGTGCGCCAATAAAATGCGAAACTGTGGTGTTAACATTAGTGTTAAAATTTAATGATGGATAAGTAGCAGTTCCAAAGGCTGTAATTTGCGTTCCATTTACATAAATTTTAATTCGATTTGATGATGTGGCTTGTGTTGTATCAAACGCAACAACAATATGATACCAAGAAGATATATCACGATATACTGCGGTTGTTTCTAATTTAAACTGTATAGCAGCACCAGTTGTTAACTGTAGTACTGCTATTGTGTCCGTATTTTGATAATCAATAATAAACGCGGGAAAATTAATACTATCCCTAACAACAAAAAGCTCACTTTGAAATCCGCTTAGTGTTCCTCGTTTTACCCATGCGCTCCATGTCCAAGTTTTTTGATTTGTAGCCGTGGCGGGTGTGCGGTTTAAGTACGCACTTGCGCTAGAGCGAAACCGCAAAGAACGGGTTAACTTGTAACCCGATGGGCCATTAGCTGATAGAACGGGAAAGGTCATGCGACC